TCTGCGGTTCGTTCTGCGGTTGGTTCTGCGGTTGGTTCTTCGGTTGATTCTGCGGTTGGTTCTGCGGTTACTAATACAATAAACAATATATCCAACAACATTTATGTTGAAGTCTTTGCGAAATTAAAATCTTTTTATCAGCTTACAAAAGAAAATATAATAAACTGGCATTATTGGCTCGGAGGACAATTCTGGGTAGGAGGTTGGTATAATAGTAATTCGTCAGTTTCTTTTTTTATAGAAGTATGCGGATTAAAACTTTCTAAAGACCTAATGGAGAGATATGAAGCGTATCGAGATATAAATGAGTCAGTTAATTATGTATGGGCAAATAGAAACTTTGTTATGGTATGTGAAAGACCAAAAGCTATACGAAGAAACGACGATGGACAACTTCACTCCGATCAAAAAATGGCAATAGAATATCCAGATGGCTGGGGATTATATGCTCTTGATGGAGTTGTTCTTCCAGAAGATATGTGGTTAAAAATCATTTCAAAAGAAATGTCATTCAGCGAGATAATGAAAATAGAAATAGCTGACCAAAGAATGGTTGCTTTGAAATATAATCCTGAAGCAATAATTCAAGAAAACGCTAAACTGATTCATAAAGATAATAGAAACAATGAGCTATATCTCATAGAAAACAGTGAAATAAATGAAATAACAAAGTTTCCCAAGATGTACTTCTTGAAAATGCTTTGTCCAACGGGTAGAACATTTATTGAAGGGGTCGATCCTGCTTTTGCTGAAAAACATCCAAACGCTACAGATTGTCAAGCAGAATTACTAGGATTAGTTCCAAGTGAGTATTACTCATTAACAATGGAATCATAAAAAAAATTATGGCAAATATAATTATCGGATTTATTACTGGTTTACTTGTAGCAATAATGTTAGTGCTAGGGATGGAATAATTTATGAGTGAGGCTTTAAGAAGAATAGTAACTAAAATGGCAAAAGCAAATGTTCAATTTACCAAAGATAACGAATATTACACACCGAAAGTATTTGTGGATAGATTTGGAACTTTTGACTATGATCCAGCAACCACAAAAGAGAAGGCGGAAGAATTTGGTATACCAAATTACGACACCATAGAAACAGATGGTCTTTCAAAAGATTGGACTCAGTATAGAAGAATATGGATAAACCCTCCTTTTACAAAAAAACATGAGTTTATGATGAAAGCATGGAAAACATATCAAGAAGCTAAAAATGACATATATATATTGTTTCCAATAGAGTTTATAACAACGGCACGGTTCCATAATTCTGTTGGTGGTGGTAAGTTGTTTATTCCAAATGGAAGAATCAATTTTGAAAGCGGGCTTGGTAAAAAAGGAAAATCTCCAGCTTTCGGAAGTGTGGTTATGAAATTACAAGATAAATGGGACATTGAACTTATAACAAAATAATTTAATACTCCTGTAGATAACTCAATTATTAAAATGATATAATGTGTAAAACATTAACAATCAAATAAAATGAGTAAAATTGTAAAAAGTGATATTGCGAGAGAGTATATAATACGCTTTCCCAGTACCCCCAGCTTAACACTGGCAAAAAAAATCTATGCAGAAAATATAACAGTTTTCAAAGACGTGGAAGATGCACGCAGTTTTGTTCGTTTTGTAAGAGGGATAAGTGGTAAACTTAGCAGAAAAACAAAAGACAAACAGCTTAAACTGTTTCACATCAAACCTAGGAGTCTAAACAAAAATCCATTTCATTTACCAAAATCCGATTCTAAAAAGCCAAAGGTTTTAACATTGCCAAGTAAGTATGATAACATTTTAGTTTTATCAGACTTACATCTTCCATACCACGATGTTGAAGCTCTTTCTATTGCAATTCAATATGGAATAGATAAGAACATTAACTGCATTGTTATAAATGGCGACTTGCTTGACTTTTTTATGATAAGCCGTTTCACAAAGACAAAGTATGGCAGAAGTGTTGCAGATGAGTTGGAAGTAGCTAAAGATTTCCTAGATATTCTAAACAGAGAGTTCCCTGAAATACCTATTTACTTTCTAATGGGTAACCATGATGTTAGATTACAGCTTTATTTAGCCGTAAAAGCCCCAGAATTGCTCGATATGAACGAGTTTAGACTAGAGTACCTACTTGACGCTAAAAAGCACAACATGACCGTTTTGGACGAAACTACGCTTATGCGTATAAATCGGTTAAACATCACACACGGACACATGCTTATACGAGGTATATTTAGTCCCGTAAACTCCGCCAGAGGAGCATTCTTGAAAGCTAAAGCACCTGTTTTGATAGGACATGTGCATAAAGTTTCCACGCATTCTGAAACTACTTTAAGTGGCAAAACTATAACGACATACTCAACAGGCTGTCTTTGTGAGTTAAACCCTGATTACTTCCCTTTTGGAAATAATTACAGTCATGGATTTGCACACGTTAAAGTAGAAAATGGATTGTTTAAAGTTAGAAATATCCAAATCGTAAATGGTGAAATAGTACACTAAATGAATAAACAGACAGAACAGCAAAGAAAGCAAGATAGCCGTTCGAAGAAAATCCAGAAAATCATAGAGCTTGCCTATGACAGTTTACGATCTCATCTACCTTATACTTATCTGCCAACAACAGAAGGTAAGAAGTTCCACATTCAATGTGTAAGAGAATATTCTTTAATGATTCATCTTTTAACAGATTTATACGATGAAATACAAGAGGAAAAATAGACATCATCTCATACCAAAATCAAGGTGGGGTGAGTTTATGAAAACTTACACAAAAGGACAAAAAGACTCTACTATCCTCTTACATGAGGACTCTCACAAAAGCTGGCATTATTTATTCGGAAACAAAACACTGGATGAAATAATTGCATTATTGCAACGTATTAAACAAATAAAAAATGTATAAATATGGTACTCATTGCTATAATTATCGCTTTATTGGTTATGTCGTTAATCAGTGAAACTGTTTGGGATATTTTGTCTAGCATATTTGCTTTCATTGGCAGAATAACACCAGACATATTACTATTTCTATTTATGATGTTTTGTTTGTGGTTATTATTTATGCCACCATCATGCAATAACTAAAGTAAAAAGCCAGATAATCTCTGGCTTTTATTTTGCTCAATTTTCGTCTGAATAGGTACTATCCTTCACCATTTTGACCCAGTCTTGAGCTGGTATTGTAAATACCCTGACTTGTGGATCATCCAAATTATTCATACACCAAACGCACGCATACACAATAACTACTTTATGTTCTTTTGCTAAATAAGAACTTAAATGAATTAAGTGTATTGTCTTTTGGTTACAAAAAGGACAATCATCGTCTGTTTCAACTGGTTTGCTGTACAGGATTTTTCTCATAAATATTCATTTTTTATAAGGGCATAAAAATCATTTATATGTATCTCATCTAAGTTACCTTTGTTACACTTCAAGCATTTTTTATGAAATCGTAAATAGATTTCTTTATTTCTGGTAACTGGATGGATATAAAAAATAGCATGTTTTTGAATACCGCAGTATTGGCAATAAATATAACGAAAAAACTCCTTTCTTGGGATATTCATTTGTGAATAACTTTTGTGTATATTGTAGCACTATTGTTGTATAATAAGTATAGGTAGATATTCATCATTTTGTGCTAACCAATTTAATAAAAAGAAGTGTCTACCTCTCCTTTTTGGAGATTATAAAAAAGTTAGCAATATAATAAAATATGAAAACATTAAAACAGAAATTTATAGAGCTACTAAACAGCACACGCTTCTGGACTATTACCGCTACTGCGGTTGTGGCTATCCTAGGAGCAATACAGTCTGGTAGTTTAGATATGAACTTTGTTCTATCTACTATAAAAGTATGGCTCATAGCCGTAGCAGGTGTAGGCACACTTGATAGCATTGCTGAAAAATCAGCTACTAAAAAAGCCTAAATAGTAGCCCTGCTATCTCAGGGTAATTATGACAAAAGCAATAATACTGATTATCGCACTAGGACTTGTGGCTCTATTGCCATCTAAGTTAATAGCCGATGACTCAGTGAAATGGAGCAATGATCCGTTACCAAAAGAAATGACTACTTTAGAGATGATAAAGTATTACTCTGGTAAGTACGGTTCTGATCCGAGTGAGGTATATAGCGTTGGAATGTGCGAAAGCGGGCTTAGAAATAATGTGGTCGGGGATAACGGACATTCATTTGGAGCATTTGCATACTTTAAAAGTACATGGGACAGGTATGTAAAAATCTATAACGAAAGGTCCGGACTATCTGAAAAGCTGGATATAAATAGTATCCACGATCAGATAAAGCTAACAGCTTTTGTATTCTCTTTAGAAGAAGTAAATAAAAAAGAATGGACTACCTATGTTGCTATAACAAAAGGTGGTACATATAGCTTTTATAGCTCATTCCACAAAAAGGATTTTACAATTAGTTGTAAGTATAATAAGATATAGAAGTGGGTACTGGCGAAAGCAAGTACTCACATAAATAGGGGACTACTTTAGGCTTTAAGCCTAAATCTCTATAAACAAATAACCACCAATTTCTTGGTGGTTTTTTGTTATTATGTATTTTACTTTTCACAGAAAAACCGCCTTTCAGGGCGGTATAGTCTGTCTATCTAGTACAACTTAGTTGTTGCTAATTTAGCGTATTTTTTAATCTATTATTTTTTGAAAATCTTAATTCCCATACTTATTTATGTGAGATAGCCATAGGCTATTTATAGAAAGAACTCACCGATAGAGACGTAGATAGATGTACCCCCATCGGGCATATATAGTATACAACATATATTTGTTATGTAAAAAACTTATACACAGTATAAGTACTGTATTTTTTGTATACTATAAAATGCGTGTACATAATAATTTATTATTAAGAAAATAAAAACAATAAAAATAAATATGAATAAAAAATTAAAATTTCGAATAATTTATGGTTATCATCCAAACGAATATATCCAAATTGACGAGTCGGATTTAGAACGTGCAAAATATGCGTGGGCAACAAAGTCTATTTTTGTTTCTCAGTTACGAAATATTAGTGGTGGAGAAATAAAAAGAATAGAAGAAGATTATAGATATTATACAGGATGGACAGATGAATATTATCCAAAAAACTTAGACGATAATTATCAATTAAAAAAAGACGTTCCAATAAAAGAATTGCAAGACAGAATGTGTAAGGCGGATATTCGAGTACGCTATATTTTATCTAACAACAGAAAAGATTTACTAAAAGACATCGAAAGTGTTGACAGGTTTTTATTATTAGAAGAACAAAAACAACTAAAATGAACACAGAAACACAAAGAATGTTAGTTTACCAAGCAATTGATGAAAATATTGACAACACTATATCAAGGTGGATTTGTAAAAAAATATATGAATATGAAATAAATGGATGGAATATAATTAGACCAACAAATCAGTGGTTATTAGAAAAATACAACAAAGAAAATAATGGAGATTGCAACATAAAAACATTTAAGTCAAAATTATCAGAAGCAAAAAAAAGTGGGTTTATTTCAACAACAGGTAAAATAAAAAACAGAACATTTGAATTAAATGTTAATTTTCTAAAAGAAAAAATTGCAGAAATTGTAGGTAAACGAATGTTTACTCATAATTTAGATATACAGTTAGATAACACTTTAGGTAACACTTTAGGTAACACTTTAGGTAACACTTTAGGTAACACTTTAGGTAACACTTTAGGTAACACTTTAGGTAACACTTTAAACGACAAAAGTATAAAAAACATAGAAAAAATAAGGCTAGTTTCGGAAAATAAAAACCCTATAAGTATAAGTAATAGTATAAGTATAAGTAATATAGGCAAAAGCACAAAAAAAATATCAAATGAAGCAGTAATAATTAAAAAAATTATTGACACTTTTAAAAATAGTGGTGTAAATAAATCTGCAAATCTTTTTTTTAAAAATAAAACAGAAAGAGAAGCATGTGTTAATCTTGCTAAAACATATGGGATAAAAAAAGTAATTATTATAATTAAAAAGATACTACCAAAAACAAACTTGATTAATTATATGCCAACAATAACTACTCCATATGAACTCTTTAAAAAATGGGCTTCATTAGAAACAAATTTAATAAAATTAAAAAATAAAAAAATAAAAGAACAAGAAGATATATATAATAAGTTTGTTTAAAAACTGATTATTGTTTAATAAACAAAAGCAAAAAGTTATCCACATATTTAATTGCAATATGAATATAATATTTATAATATATAAACATATAAGTAAGTCGTGCTTATATGTTAAAAATTACTAGAGATCTATCGTCCGTTCGCTACACTCTAGTTGGCGGACGATAGATAAAAAATAAGATGATAGATGTAGAAAATTTAAAACTACATTCTGGTACAGTAATAAAAGAAATACCCATAAATCTTTTAGGATATACATACAAAGTTCATTGGGATTCTGAAAATTATCGCATAGTTGTACTTAAGGATTGGTACACAAATGATGATAATGGAGATGTTATGCCAGAGTTTGATATTGTAGCAGTTTTCACAAAGGTCAGAGAATTACAAGAGTCAATTTTTGCCTTTCAATATGATTAAAGAACTTGAAATAAATTTTGTTTTTAATGAAAATAAAATTGGAAGTGGTAAGGTTTATATAATAAATAATAAAATCAACACATGTGATCTTGAACAATCATTTTACGATATGATTCGTAAATATACAAAAACTTTTAAGGAAAAATCTAAAGAAATAGAGCAAATTGAAGATATTATTATTTAATAAATAAAAACAATGGATGAACAAGTAATTAAAGACGCACAGTACCGCAAAGGCCTATCAATCGCTTTCTTCAATGCAACAAATAATGCAATTGAATTGGTGAAGAACAGCCAAGGTGGTATTGATGGCAGTATTGAGGATAGAAAGCAAGCAGTCGCTATGTATAGAGATTGGTTGCTTGATGAACACAAGAAGTATTACGCAGAGGTTATCGCAAAGGTCGGCCCACACTTCAGCGTTGAAGATACTATTGCCAAGCTTAAAGCTACAACAGATTTGAATAGCTTGGCCGCAGTATGGCGTGCAATTTCAGCAGACGAACGCGCACATCCTGAAGTTTTAGCAGCCAAGGATGAACTTAAAGACAAATATGAAAAAGCATAACGACATCAAGCAAGGCACAGAAGCATGGCATCAAATCCGTAAGGGTAAGATTACAGGCACAACTTTGAAGGCCATTATGGGTACACCAAAGGCCAGACAAGATGCAATGTATGAATTGATTGCGGAACGTTTGACTGTCGGTGTTGAAATGGATTACGAAAATCCAATGGATCGCGGTATTCGCCTAGAGCCAGAAGCACTTGCAATGTTTGAGTTTCATACTGGCAAAAAGGTTGAGACAACTGGCTTCGTAGAACATGATGAAAATTCTCTGGTTGGTTATTCTCCTGATGGTTTGATTAAAGATACTGACGACAAAGAAGATGTTGAAGTGAAATGCCCCGGTGGTAAAAATTACGTCAAGATGTGGCTGACAAATGAAGTGCCAGAAGAATACTACTGGCAACTTATACAAGCCTTTGTGGTTAATCCAAAATTAGAAGTACGTTGGTTTGTCGGCTATAATCCTGATATATCAATACACCCTATTCACATCATAAAAGTTACACGTGAACAGGTGGCGAACAATATTGTTGTTGCACAAGAAAAGCAACTTGCGTTCTTGTCGGAAGTCGACGCAAAATTAGCAGAAATTATTAAACTATAATATGCAAAAAAGTAAAGAACTTATGGCGCAAGCCAAGATTATCCCAAAGCTTCGCCTAGCGGTGAAAACAGAGAAAGGCCCTGTGCCAACTGGCCCGCATCGTGTGAAGATTATTGAGGACAAAATCACCAATGGAAAAGATGGCCGTACTGGTCAGCCAATTCAAGTGGTGCGTTATACAGTTGAAGAGAATGGCACACAGAAGATTTACGATGTGCCAGTAAAAAACAAGGAAGGCGAATTGCACTATCTTATACAGCGCTTGTCTGAAATTGAAGAAAGCCAAGAAGTTATTTTGGAAATGAAAAAGTCTGGTCCAAAGAATTATGTAAGCGTTACGCCAGTCAATAATAAAGATCACATCTCGGTTGATGAAGAGGATATTGACTATGGTGATGACATACAAGTAGATTAGTCATGTTTAAAGGCAGATTTACAGATAATGGCGGTTTAAGTTTTAGTGATTTCACTAAAGAGAAATTAAAATTTTTCATGCGGAAAAATCCCGGTATGCCGTTTGAGCTTACCCCAATTCTCCCAGAAAGTCGTAAACAACGTAACTGGTTTGAAGGGACGATTTGCCCGCTTATAGCTTTTTATCAAGAAGATATGGATCATCGCGATTGGCGAGATTGTCGTAATGTACACGAATGGTTGAAAAGCGAATTTAATAGCGAGATGGTAAATGTTGGTGGTAAGATCAATAAGGTAGCCCAAAGTACAAAGGGACAGCTTAACAAAGGATTCATTGAACGTGTTATGGATTGGCTTATAGAGAATTACAGTCCGCCACAGGAAGCCTTAGATACAAAGAAGTACGAATACTGGCGTGATGCTATTTATGGTGATGGTGGCTCAGAGACTTACATTGATTATTTAATTGAGAAAAAAATACTATAAAATATGCAACCAATAGAAAAATTTACAATATTAGGAGAACTTACAGACTTAAACACATATATAAAAGCCCTAAACGCCTCAAGGTGGAGCGGAAATGACATAAAGCAGTTAGAGACCAAAAGAGTGGCAAAAGAAGCGAGAAACAGCAATATAAGCGAAATAAAGACATACCCTGTATTAATTACATTTAAGTGGTACAGCAAAAATAAAAAAAAAGACATAGACAATATCGCTTTTGCTAAAAAATTTGTTTTAGACGGATTAGTGGTTAGCGGGTATTTAAAACAAGATAGTCAAAACTATATAGTTGGTTTTACTGATTTATTTTATATAGACAAAAATAGACCAAGAATAGAAGTAGAGATTTATCCACAACAAAATTTGTAAATATATAATATAATACATATTATGATAGATACAGAAAAAGGAATAGAAATACTTAATTCAATAAAAACAGTAATGCAAGAAATGCAAAAAAGCTAGTTTATTACAGATGGAACATTACTTGGACTAGTGAGAGATGGCAACTTTATAGAACACGACACAGATATAGATATCGGGGTATTTTTTGAAGAATGGAAAGAATGTGATGTTTTTGATTTTATAAAAAGAATGCTTGTGTTTGATTTAGAAATTAAGTATATATTCGGTGATTTTACTAATAATTTTGAAATGTCTTTTGTTAAAAATGGAATAAAAACAGACTTCTTTTTTTACAGAGAATCGGTGTTAGAAGCAAAATATGGTGCGGACTGGCGCACACCAAATAAGGGCTGGGACTGGGCATACGATCCCAAAAACATACGATTATGGAAATAGCTATTACAAAAGATTTGAAACCATTATGAAAATGGAAAATGTTACAGCAATTTTAATTAGTTTCTTAAGAGAAGATTATACAATCGGATGTATAGAATCTTTAAGACTTTCATATCCTGAAATAAAAATAATTGTAGGCGAAAACGGAAAACATAATGAAAAGATTGCTAAGGTGTGTAAAGAAAATAATGCAGAATATATACAATTACCTTTTGACTCTGGTGTCGGATATGGGCGCAATAGGCTCATGGAAAAAGTAAAAACAAAATATGTATTAGTTGGAGATGATGACTTTTATTACAACAAAAGTGAAAAGTTAGATAAAATGGTTGAACTTCTTGATGCTGTGGATGATATTGATTTGATTGGCGGCAGAGTTATTGAAAATGGAATAATTAGAAATTATCAAGGAAGTATTGAAAGAAACGGCAGAATGTTGATAAATAAGCCTATAGATGTAGAAAAAGCAAAATATAATACAACAATATTGCGACACATAAAAACAGACTTAGTATTTAATTTTTTTATTGCAAGAACAGATAAAATACGAAATATTCCATGGGATGAAAAAATAAAAGTAGCGTATGAACACGAAGATTGGTTTATTAGTTTACAAAATGAAAAAATAAATGTGTATTTTACTCCAGATTGTATTGTTGAACATAAAGCACAACACTTAAAGATTTTAGTGGAGCAAGAAAATGAAAAACACCAAGAATATAAAAAATACCGAAATAGGAGGATTGACAAAGAATATTTCTATAAAAAACATAATCTAGATTGGCTAATAGACATGAATGGAAATAGAGACGATGCTCCAAATTCAGAAGGGGAAAAACGCCGTAACCATGTTAAATTTGTTGATTTTTGTATAACAACATTTAAAAGACCGGACGCAATAAAAAGACTCACTCTATCTATTGCTAAGTATTATCCTATGGCAAATATATATATTGCTGATCAAAATAAAACACTAGACAAAGAATTTTATAATAATTTAAAAAAAGATTTATATAATGCTGGACTTGTAAAAAGAATAATTATAGAACACTTACCATATGACTGCGGACTTAGTTATGCGAGGAATTACTTAGTAAACACAACACCAAATCAATATAAATTAATTTTAGATGATGATATGGAGTTTACTAAAGAAACAGACATAAATAAAATGCTAGCACTTTTTGAAGTTAATAAAAATGCTGGAGTAATAGGAGGATTAGTTAAACAATTAGGGTCAGAGATGCATTATGAGTTTACGCCAGAAATTGTAGGAAAAACACTATACCATAGAACTGAAAGAAAAGTCTGGAAGACGGCCAAAGGAATAAAGTATAGAAAAACAGGGTGTGTATTAAACTTCGCACTCTTTAAAAAAGAAGTCTTTAATTTTATTCAATGGGATGAAAAACAAAAAATCTCGGAGCATACAGATTTTTATATTAGATACAAGCAGTTACCATATAAAATATATTACACACCAGATGTTATTATTGAACATCCACCAGTTCAAATGAAAAATGAAGAATATAAAGAATATAGAACTAGAGATGAATTTCAAATAAAAATGATGAAAAAGTATGATATAATTAAAATAAAGTATGAAAATGGGCAAGTAATAGAATTAAATGATGATATGTCGCTGTCACATTTTAGGGAAAAACCAGAAGAAATAGAAGTGTTTGTTTAATAGATTAAAAAAAATAGTTAAAAAAATGGAAATAACACAAGAAAAACTAAATATTTTATATAAACTGGACGCAGAAATAAAAGAAATAACGGATATTGCTTCAGAAAATCTAAGAGTTGCTAAAGATAGGGCAAGTTTAAATGTTCATAAATTAATGCGGGATGGTAAAGAAATAGAGGTTACAGAAAAAATATTATGGGATGAGGTTTTTTATCTTGGGGAAAATAGTGAGGCGGGTAACATACTAAAAAAAGAACATCCGCAAGTTTTTGATTTATATAAGAAACAAAACGAAAAAGCCGATGAATTAAGGAAGTTTTGCATAACAGAATTAGGGGTAGATTATACAAGGATGACAATAGCTGAACATATAAAAATAATAGAAGGAATGTTTAAAATGTTATTAAATGAAAAAAAATAAAGACAAAACTAAAATAGCAATAACTGGACATTTAGGATATCTTGGACAATATTTATTACAGAAATTAGTAAGTATATATTCCAATATTAACATATATACTTACGATGTTGTTTCTGGAAAAAATATACTTAATGATGAAATATTTAAATCAGATTATATTTTTCATCTTGCAGCACAAACAAGCGTACAAGAAAGCTTTAATGATCCAATGTATGATGCCATAACAAATATTCTTGGTACAATTAAAATTTTAAAAGAAAATCCAAAGTCTAAGATATTAATAACTTGCTCGGCAGCGTCAAAAGACCCAAAAAGCCCTTATGGTATAAGTAAATTAGCTCAGTCACTTTATGCACAAATTATCCACAGCAACGCAGTAGTTCTTATTTTGCCGAATATTTACGGCGAAGGGGGACACGGAGTAGTCGAAACATTCCTCAAAAGCCCGATCGTCCGAGTGAACGGCGACGGCAAACAGGTACGCGACTTTGTTCATGTCAATGACATCGTGGCAGCGCTCATACGAGCAATGGACTGGAAGCCGGGCGTGTACGAACTCGGATCTGGAGAGGGAACGACGATCCTCGCCTTAGCTAAGGCAACTGGCAAGGAGATCAAGCACATGCCGGCACTCGAAGGAGAGATACGCGAAAGCGTCCTCAAGAACGAGGCACCGGACGGCTGGAAGCCAGCTATCAACGTCGTCGAATACATCAAGCAAACGGCTCTCAATGGGTAACAGAAAATAAACTCTATGTCACCAGATATCAATTTTAAAAAAGACAACAACATATACCCTAAGAGTCTCCGAATTGCTCCAAAGGCCGAGGAGCGACAGACCGGAAAGGCGAATCCATACGCCTATGAATTCTCGTACAAGGGTAAAAAGTTTGATGTTTTGAGTACTGCAAATGGGTGGTGGGGAAAAGAGGACGGAAAGGTAAAACTTCACAAGCTTGTAACGGCCTACGAATTCTACTTTACGGACGATCAGGCCTGTAGTTATGCGGAAATTTCTAGCGAACAGCTCCAATACTTCCAAGAGCTACATCCTGACTTTTACAGGATTAAACACGCCGCTAAGCAATCTCCGAACCAGATCGCAAAGAAGAAAATCGTCGGCGAGCTAGACAAAGACAAAGAGCTGTCAAAGTGGTGGCTCGAAAAGACCGAAAAGGAGACATTCTCACCACGTATTGAAGCCACAGTAGCGAATGGACGCGACTTGGTCGATGGTCTCACGCAACAAGTGCGCCAAATGGGCGAGAACCTACGTGCTGAGTTAATCAACAATAAAAACAATGAAAAACACACTAGCGGATCTCCTACCGGAGACATTAATGCCGAACAGGTCAGGGATGGAAATGAAGCCAAGTTTGCCGACAATGACGCCGGCGGAGAAAAAGCATCTACTTGACCTAGCATCCTTTTTTACAGTTGATGGTGCATCAGGCGACACAAAAATCACTGATGGTCAACTCCATATATTCGGAGGTATCATTCTGCGCGTCCACAAACGAGTGCAGATAATCTGCTCGACACAATACGGCAAATCGCTATGGGTAGCTCTCGCCGCGCTCGTGCTGACGTGCGTGTTTGGAAAGGTGGTGGTCATCGTGGCACCATCAAAAGACAAGGCTAAGATCATCATGCGTTACTACATTGAACATCTTGGCGATAACCCTATTTTTTATACTAAACTAGAAAAAAACAGTAGGCTCGAAAAGCTTCGTATGGAAGAAAGTAAAGAGCGCATCATGCTCAACAACGGCGGTGGTATTTTCGTAATCTCAACCGATGAAAAGAACAGCAAGAAGTCATTAGAAGCAGCAATGGGTCAAGGAGCCGAAATTGTGATAGGTGATGAATTTTGTCTTGTTGGAGATAATACTGAGGCGACCGTATACCGCATGATTGCAGGTAAAGGAGAAGATGCTTGTTATATTAAGATTGGAAACCCTTTCTATTCCGCACCGCCAAACAGTCACTTTTTAAAAACATGGCTACAACCAGAAAAATATCACCGTATTTTTATTGATTATCATCAAGCATTAAAAGAGGGACGATACAATGAAGAATTTATTAAAGAAGCTAGAAGTAAGCCATTGTTTGATATACTTTACGAGTGTTCATTCCCAGATCTTTCAGTAATGGATGCTAATGGTTATCGCTTATTAATTTTACCAAATCAGGTAAAGTTTGGAACAACTCCAGAGATTATACTTAATGCAATGAAAAAAGCACGAGAAGAAAATAATGGAAAACTAGCAATAGAACCAAAACTAGGTTGCGATATTGGTGGTGGCGGAGATAGAAATGTACGAACAATTCGATGGGGGAAGTTGGCAGCAGTTACTGGCACAAATAAAAGTAATGACACGATGACAAATGTAAGTGAAATTGAAAAAGATATGGAAATATATGGAATCTTGGCGGAAAATGTGAATATAGACGATATTGGTATTGGTCGTGGTGTTTCTGACCGATTAAAAGAAAAAGGACACGCAGTAAACGCAGTTAACGTAGGAGAATCAGCAGTATTTAATCCAGAATCATTTGCTAACATAAAAGCAGAATTATGCTGGGAAGCTCGTAAATGGTGCTTACTTGATGATACTAAACTAGATAAACGTGATGAATGGGTGCAATTAACATGGCTTAAATACAAAACTCTTTCTGATCGTAAAATTATTATGGAACCGAAAAAAGATTTAAAGACTCGCACAGGAGAATCTCCAGACTTTGCTGAATCGTTTTATTTAACATTTGCAGAAAAACCATTTATTGGATTTGTTTAATTAATCACGTGTTGTATAATATAAATAGTTATGAATATATTAACTTTTATAAAAAATACTTTTGGCTTTAAAACAAAGAAATATACGGGGATATTTTCAAATGGACTACCAAAAGCAGGAAAGAATATTAACAAAAATGATTATTTAACAGCTTATGAGATTTCTCTTTATGTAAATAAAGCAATCGAAATTAGAGCAAATAAGGTTTCTGAAATAGAGTTTGTTTTACAAAACGACAAGAAAGAGAATATAAAACAAGATAACTTAATAAATCTACTATATAAACCAAACAAGATTTTTACTGCAAGACAGTTTTGGGGACTATATCAAAAATACTACGATTTATTTGGCGAAGTATATATTTTACTAGAAACACAGCGTGAAATATTTAAACCAACTCAAATTAATCAGATGCACTTATTAAACCCAACATCTGTCACACCATTTTTTGATAAAACAGGTAATATTGTAAAATATGAATATAATACTACTAACGAAATAATAGAATATACTCCTGAACAAATAATTTATATACATAACCCAAATCCACGCAACCCTTTACGTGGGGTGTCTTTATTACAAGCAGGCATGACTGCTATAAACTCAGAGATAAAAATAGAGGGGTATAATAATAATATTATTGAAAATAATGGAAAAGTAGATGGCGTGTTCAAGTTTTCAACTGGACCATTAACAAGAGATCAACTAGAAAAAATAAAAGATGATTATAAAAAAGAATACAAAGAGTCTGTAGAAACTGGAATACCTTTATTTTTAGGAGGTGGTGCAGATTATATTAAAATTGGATTAAATCCAACAGAGATAGGGTATCTGGAAATAAAAAAATCAACCCTAGAAGATATTTGTATTTTAACAGGTGTTCCTAAAACAATACTTGCTTCTACTGATGACGTTAAATATGATAATGCAGATACAGCAAGGTCAATTTTCTTAAAAGAAACCATCGTACCATTGCTAACTGTTTTAACAACAGCATTAGATGAAAAGTTCTTCCCTGTTGGAAAAAACTTAACTTTTGTTGATCCGACACCAGAAAATATAGAGGAAAAAAGAAAAAACATAGAAATAGCAAATACAATAGGAGCTATAACGGTAAATGAAAAACGAGCATTATTAAAAGAACTTGGAATACAATTAAATCCAGTAGAAGATGGAAATGATATTCTTGTTAGTTTTGGATTAGTACCATTAGGAGAAGACCGAGATATAAATGAGCCAGAAACAAGACCAAGCGAAGAAAAAAGAATAAAAAAACATCCATTGAAAGATAAAAATATCAGAGATTTATACGCAAAAATACAAGTAAAAAAAATAAACAATAGGCAAAAGCCATTTGAAAAACAGTTAAAAAACTACTTCAAAGAACAAGAAATAAGGTTGTTGGAAAAAATAACACCGCAAAAACTTAAACACTTTAAAAAATCACAAGTAGACGAACTACTCAGCCTAGATTTAGAAGTAAAAATTGGAAAAGAGAAGTTTTTACCAATACTCGAATCATTATTAAAGCAAGCTGGTATAGATGCAATGGAAATGGCTGGTAGCGGGTATAGATTTAATATGACTGATTCAATCATTACGTATATAAATAACAGAGCTGACTTTTTTCTAAAAAGCATAAATGATACAACTTTTACTAAACTTAGAAAAGTGTTTACTGAAAACGCAACAGAGGGAGGAACAAGAGAACAGCTTGTTAAAAAAATACAAAACACATACGGAGAGATAACAAAGTTTCGTGCTGGACTTATTGCAAGAACAGAAACACATAACCAAACACAATACGGAACAATGCAAGGATATAAACAGTCTGGACTGAATACAAAAATATGGGTATCAGTAGTAGATGGTGAAACAAGGGATTCACACCTAATGACAGATGGAGAAGAAAGACCATTAGACAGACCATTTTCAAATGGGTTAATGTATCCCGGAGACCCAAGTGGGGACGCCGAAGAAGTTATAAATTGTAGATGTGTTATTTGATTTATTAAAAGTGTGTCATAATAAAAATATGAAAAAGAAATATAAGCAGGGAGAAAAAATATATATACAAACACCTATAGAAATAAAGTCTATAGATGTTAATAAAAATTCATTAGAAGCTATTTTTTCCACAGAAAGTTCAGATCGTCATGGTGATGTAGTTGTACAAGATGGATGGGATTTAAAAAACTTCAACAAAAATCCTGTTATCTTAAACAGTCATAATTACGGAGATGCAACAGAGGTTATTGGTAAGGCAATAAACCCTAGGATTGAAAATAAAAAGCTAGTAGGTGAGATAATTTTTGCTGTAAATGAAAACCCTAAAGCCAAAATAGTGTTTGATTTATACGCAGGTGGATTTTTAAATGCTTTTAGTGTTGGATTTATACCTAAAAAATTTGAACAAAATAAGGATGGTACAACAAACTGGAATAAAATACTAGAAGCAGAATTGTTAGAAGTTTCAGCAGTATCTGTGCCAGCAAATGCTCTTGCTTTAGCTAAAGAAAAAGGAATAGAGATTGAAAAATTATTAGATGATAAAAACGATGAAAATAAAGAATCAAAAAATGACACCAAGAGAAACATTGACGAAGCTTCAAAAGATAGCGAAATACAGAATAATGATGAACAAAGAACTTCCAGAAACAACGATAGTAGTGAAAGCGAATCATATAAAAAAAATGAAAGCGCAAAAGGATATACAAGAATTAAAACAAGTGAAGAAATTATACCCACAAAAACTTACTTAATAAAAATCAAAAGAGGATTAAATGAAATTAACACAAAAGAAAAAGAGGCTTTTATAAAGATATCTAAAGCGCTATATTCTTTAGTAAATACAAAAAACACAGAAATAAACGACAAAATAAAAGAAAAAATAAAACAACGCAAAATAAATAAAGTAATAAGGGAACTAATTAAATTAAAGTGATGATAAGTGTGTGCATAATTTATAGGTCGAAACCCCAAACACTGGGCATCTATTATTAAATAATATAAATAAATAACAAAAAAATGCTTAAAATATTAAAAACAATAAACGAACTCATTACAAAAGGATTTGCTACACCTAGCGAAAAAGCAACTTTGGCTTCAGAAGTATTGAAATTAAAGCAAGAAGATCAAGAAATGCTTGGCGATGAATTAGCAGAAGTTAATGCATTACCAGAAAATGAAAATACAGATGAAGATCAAGACGTTATAGAAAAGGAAATAAAAAGCCTTTTTGAAAAACAAGCTGGTCGCATAGAAACTTCATTGAAAAATGAAATCAAATCTTATTTAGATGAGCAACGTGAATTATTGACTAAAAAAGCAGGAGTATATCATCCAGACGTACAAGAAAAAAGGAAACTTCTTTCGAACTCTATGCGTGATATAACTAAAGCACTTCTCTCAGGCGATGACGCAAAAATGAAAGAAATGACAACTGATGCAACAGGTTCACCATACGCAGGTTACACTGTGGATAGTGAGCTTTCTGCTGAAATCCGTCATTTAATCACAGAATACGGAGTAGCTCGTAGAGAAATGACGTCAATCCCATTGACTAAGAATTCGTACAAGGCGAATAACCTTGCAACTGATGTAACAGTATATTGGGTAGATGAGGGAGCAGTCATTGGATCAACACAAGCTGTTTTGGGTCAAGAAGAATTGACACTTAAGAAATTGGGAGCAATCGTAACTTTGACATCAGAGCTTTTGGAAGATACAGAGATTGACTTTGTTTCCTTCTTGGCCTCAAGAGTAGCAGAAGGCTTTGCAAAAGCAGAGGATATGGCGTTCTTTAATGGCGATGGTACAAGCACATACGGAGGATTTACTGGCTTGTTAAATGCGACAGACATAAACGAGGTAACACTTCTTGGAACAACCTTTGCTTCTGTTACTGCAGATGATTTGTTGGATATGATAGATAAAACTCCATCAGGAGCTTTGGCGAATGCTAAGTTTTATTATCATAGAACAATAAAATCTATAATCCGAAAATTGAAGTCACAAGATTTGCAATATATATACCAAGCTCCGTCCGCAACAGGACCAGCAACAGTATGGGGATATCCTGAAGTTTTAGTAGAGGCTATGCCATCTAAAACAGAAACTGCTGCAGATAAGTCATTTGTTCTTTTTGGAGATTTGAGAAAAGCTTGCATTCTTGGCTATAAGTCAAGCGGTCTAGTAGCTTCTCGGTTTAACGCAGGTACAATAAGAAATGTTGCTGCAAACGCAGACATAAATCTTATTACAACTGATCGTGAGGCAGTACGTTGGGTTGAACGCACAGGTTATGTGCGGATAGTTCCAACAGCTATGACAAAACTAACAACCGCAGCGACATCATCATAGTTTTCAAACTTACTGCTTCATTTATAATTTGGAGCAGTAAGATTTGTAAGCTATAATGAAATTATGGTATTCCAAGAAAAAAAAGAAGAAAATGGATACACTTACAAAGTTCAAGATGTTTTTGGGGAAATAGAAATAAAATCTAGTAGACAATTAAAACCAGATATACTAGATGAAATTGTTTTGATTTTATTAAAGCAAGATACAACAACACAAATTACCCAAGGAGAAATAAAAAGTGATAATGAAGAAATATCTTATAAGTTTATAAAAGTCCCAATATGGGAAGATGATAACGAAGAATGCAAAAATATACCTACATTAACACAAAAACAGGTAAACGAATTATCAGCAATAAACCAATTAAAAGAAAAGATTTTAAACTTATCACAGAAATTAAAGGAGGGATCGAAGAATATTATAAAAAAGGTCAAATTAACAATTAAAATTATAAAAAATATATGGCAGCAACAATAGAAATAGATGAAGCAAATGGAGCAGTTAGAACAACAGGTACAGCTACATCCACATCATCTGGAAAATTAGTAGACACAGGTAAAAACTTCACTACTTTAGGAGTAGACGTGGGAGATGAAGTTTACAACACAACAGATTCTACACACGCATATGTTACAGCAGTAGATTCAAGTACACAGCTATCTTTGTCTTCAGACATTATGGCATCTGGAAAAGGATATACACTGCAGGCGGAAATGAATCACAATATTACAAATTCAAACATGGGTTCTAATGATTCCGTGAATCTAAATCCAGTAACTTATCCAGTAACACCCGGAAACAATACATACGAAAAATATCAAAAAATGCACGTTACAGCGATGGGAGGTAGTTCAGCTATTCAAAACTTGAAAGTGTGGAGAACAGGTGCGCTAGGTGGTGCGGCAACACACGTTACAAACGCAAGAGAGTCATCATACGCGCGAAAGCCATACGTAGCTCCTGTTGCATCTGCATCATCTGTTGCAACACAAACAATGCCAACATCAGAACCATCTGGTTCAAATCTAGGAATAAACGGTTCATTGTCAGGTCAGCTAACGGCGGCAGGATATTCTGACTGGTTGGTACATCAAATAAAAACAAACGTGGCAGATACAGCAGGTAGCACATCAACTCTTAATTATCAGTATGATGAAGTAGCGTAGGCTTATGGCAATATGTTTATCTTGTAGTAAGCATTTCAGTTATGAAGATTATCTAGAGCATCCATGCCCTAAGACCGGGTATTGCCCAGCAGATTTTGAACATCAAGTAGTTTTAACTAATGGAAGATATATAAAAATATCAGAAAAAGCAATAGAAAGAGGTTCAGAATAAATTAAAAAGTTAGCAACTCAATGCAGACATTAGCCCTCAAGGCGACAAAAGTAAAGGCTTATGCTCCGCAATGAGTGTAAGTCTTTATATTTTATGTATATAAATAAAGAAACAAATGAAGTTATAGAATTGGAAGCTTGGCAATGGCACGTTGTGTATAAAGACGGAACAGAGATGTTCCAATTTGATAAAAATACAATGGAGTTTCATAAAATTGGCGAGATAAATATGGACGAAGTAGATATTTTTGAAGTATTTAAAACAAGTAATCCTAATCTAAGATACTCCATAAAAAAAACAGACGAGATAAAAAAATTTGTATATATTTACAGGCGCACTATTTTAGAAGCAAATACTGATAACGAACAAAAATTAACCTTTTATTGTTTTGGTATTTTCTTTGGTAATCACACATTATCATTATATAACTACATTTTACCAGACGACAGATTAGTAATAACAACAGATAGAAATATAAAGCTGTTATAAGTTTAATAATAAATTATGGCAAAATTCAAAATTAAATCAGGTACATACACAGGCACAGGTTCAGGATTTTCTGTATCTGGTCTTGGTTTTACTCCTAATTTTGGATTTATAAAAGCAACCAATAGTACTTCAGATGGCGGGCAAATTAAATGGACAGGTGGACTTTCTTCTAACCAATCATTTGACCCGACTTCTTCTAGCTCTCCTGTAACTGACGGAATAACCTCATTTGATGCAGACGGATTTACAGTTTCAACAAACAGTACTGTAAATACATCAGGCTCTACTTATACTTGGGTAATGATGAGTATTCCATCTGCTAATATGGAGGGTGGTACTTATACTGGTAATGGAACATCATCTAATCCAGTTACAGCTCTTGGTAATGGAGACCTGCTTATTATCAAAAGAAGTGGCTCAGCTCAGGGCGGTTGGATATTTGGTAGTAATTCTCCAAACAGAGCAACTTGGACAACAGGTAATCCCTCATCAGCTGTTTCAATAACAGCCACAGGCTTTACTGTAAACACCACATCTTCTGTTCTTAATTCAAGTGGAGCAACCTACCTTTACTTTATTTTGAAAGTTAACTCTGCTTGGGGAGTACAAAGTAGCTACACAGGAGACGGGGTAGACGGAAGAAGTCTATCACTCTCAATTACACCAGAGTTTATTTGGATAAAAGGAAGAACAACAAACTCTGCTCCGATTTTCAGGTCACTAGATGGAAACAGTGGACTATATAGTACACAATGGGTAGCGAATACGGCAGACGGCTCAAATGATGTTGAAGGATTTATCTCATTAGGAGTTACACTTGGAAGCTCTGGAAGCGTTAACGCAAATTCAAAGGATTATGATTATTTAGCACTTAAAAATGAAGTTACTATAACTACTTATAAAAAAGAAAAAAGTATTGCATATAGTATTACTAAAAAGAAATCAAGCACTAAAAGTACAAAATACACCATAAAAAAACCTGCTACACCAAAAACAAAGAGTGTAAGTTATAAGATTAAAAATAAAATAAGCACAACAAAAAGCGAAAGATACGCCGTAAAAAGAAAAGTAAGTAGCACAACAAAAACTATAACATACAGAGTAGATACCGACTTTACAACACAAAAAACTATAGAATATAGAATAATAAAGGAAAATACTCCGTTAAACAAGAGTATTGGTTATAAAATAGCCATAAATACTCCTATAATAGCGTCTGTAGCATATAAAATACAGAATAAAGGGAATAACACCAAAAGCTTGGTTTATCGCTTAAAAACGAATATAGCACCAAATAAAGACATAGTGTATATGGTGCGCACAACACCAGATAAACTAAAACAAGAATTAAACTATATTGTAAATGCTGGTTTTCAAATACCTAAAGATGTTAAGTATACTATAGTAAAAAAGAGTACCACACCTGTTGAGAAAACAATTACTTACTATTTAAATAATTCTACTGGAAACACAAAAACAATAAATTATTTAACTATAAATGAAGTAAGTGCTTTACAAAAAACAGTAAAATATGCAGTAGAAAAATCAAGCACACCAACACAAAAATATATAGAATATACACTTGTTCCAAGCTACGCAATCCTAAAAACCATCGCGTATAATGTTGCTAAAACAAATAAAATACAGAAAACACTTGAATATAATACGGGTAGCTTTGATGTAGAACAAATAACAAAAGAACTAACATATTCTGTATATATTAGAAAATATCCATATAAACCAAAAATAAATATATATACACCATTTCAAAAAATTTAAAAGTTATATGATATAATATAAAAATATATGCCAAAAGGATACACAACAAAAACAGAGATAGAGAACTACATACTAAATACAATAGATGATTCATTTAATTCTCAAATAGATACGTGGATAGCTTCAGTAGAAAAAGTTATAGATAACTATACAGGGCGTAACTTTAAGGCAGATAATACTGCTACTGCTAGGGTATATGATGGAGATGATACTAATGAATTAATAATAGATGAGTGTGTGGAAATAAGCCAAGTAGAAGTTGGAGAGGATTTATATGGAGAATCATTTGTGACAGTACCAAGCACTGGTACAGATAAATATATCTTATATCCAGCAAACCACACAGCACATAATGTTCCAATACATAAAATAGTCTTAACTAACAGAGATTTTTTGAAAGGAAAACAAAACCAAAAAATAACAGCAAAATGGGGATACTCAACAACTCCGCCAGAGGATATACGTTTTGCTGCAACAGTATTTGTTTCAGGTGTGTTAAATCAACATCGGCAAGGCGGAGATGAAATTAAAAGTGAAAGCATTGGATCATATAGTGTTACGTATAATACAGACAACGGAGTGAACTCTTGGGCTGACTTCGATAAAGCACAAAAAATACTTGATCAATACTTAAGATTAAGGATATGATAGATCGTTTATATACAACACAGTTTACAAACAAACGTATGCAGTGGGTAAACGAAAGTTCCGCAGAGGTCTCTGTTGGGTTTTTTGTTGGGCATATACAACAATCAAATCCACAATTTACAGCAGAAATAGGAGAAGCGTGGGGTAAAACTTTTATTGTTTGGTGTGATATAAACACAAATGTACAAATTGGCGATAGTTTAGAAGTAGCTTTAGGTAGTTATTTGGGAACATATTCAGTAAAAAACTTACAAATACATAACTATGGACAAAGTGTGCCACATATAGAGTTAATTATTATAAAAGATATAGAATAGTTTTGTGTCCCCTTCCCTGTTAAATAGCTCTTTTTTAAAGAAAAAGCCTAAAAATAAAGATAAATAACGGGGAAGGGGAGAGAACATATCAGTAATATGGAAATTAAATGGGAAGGACTGAAAGAGCTACAAGAAGCTATTTCAAGGAATCCACAAAAAATATACACCGAAGCAACGCAGTTTATTACACAAGGACTGGCGAAATATAAGTCAGGGATTATAAATAATCCTTGGCGCATTGGTGGATCAGGTGGAGGTTCTCCTGTTTCAAATGACCCAAGATATAAAAAAAAGTACCAAAAACAACTATCAGGAAATCTAAGAGATACTCATTTAACCACAATACAAGGACTCCGAGGGTGGATTGGTCCAGATGTAACTAGGGCATCATACGCTAAATATATATTTTTTGGCACGAGAAAAATGGAAGCTAGGCCGTGGTTAGATTATGTAAAAGCACAAAAAGAACCAGAAATAGAAGATTTATATAAAAAATTATTAGAAAATATAAGCAAAAATCTAGCAAACTGATATAATATAAAATATGTACGAAATATTAATTACAAAAGTAAAAGAAACATTATTGTCTGTTGAAAATGTAAAAGACGTATTTTCTGGGCCAAAAACAAAGTTAACCAAGTTTCCTTCTGTGTTTTTTTCTCCATCTGGATTTACTAACACATTTGAAACACAACGTGAAAATTTTGCCGTATATAGATTTTTAGCTTTAGTTCTTGTTGGTACAAATGCTAGCCTAACCGTGTCTCAAGCATTTGAACAAGTATTACCACATACAGTAGATGCTATTATTAATAAGTTTAACGCAGAATGGAATCTTGGTACGATAGACGGACATAGATGTTGGGTTAAAATAGATTCAATAGACGCATGGAGAGTTTCTGAAGAAGAAGACGGATTAATAGCTTATGCTCCGCTTAATATTGAAATAAAATTATTGACAGAGAATTAAAAGTGGTATAATTAAATAAAGGTTAAATTATTAAATTAAAAGTTAAATTATAAAAAAAAATGGAAATAGTAGGAAGACAAGTAGAATTTGGGGTAGCAACAGAAGCTACAAGGGGTACACCAGAAACAACCGTAGATAAATGGTTGCGTAAAGTCACCGCAAATATTATAGAAAAAGCAACACACGCAATAGACGACACAACACGTGGACGACTTGAAGACGGCGAAGGTCGAAGGGTTATACAAAAACATATAGAAGGAGATTTAGAAGGTGTGTTACACGCAGATGCTTTTGGCTATTTTTTGTCTAATATATACGGAGTTGTCAACACAACAACTATTAATGGTTCAGTAAAACAACATGTATTTACTTTAAAACAAAATATACAGCACGAGTCTTTAACTCTTTTTGTTAAATCAGGTTCAGTTCAACAATTAGCATTTTCAAATGCTATGATTAATACATTTGAAATAACCGCAGCGATTGACGATTATGTGAGGTTCAAGTCTTCTTTTTTAGCAAGCACACCATCGTCAAATAGCTCAACACCATCTTATGACACTGAATATGATTTTATTCCTAAAGACATTACGCTTAAACTTGCAGATTCAGAAGCTGGTTTGGCTGGAGCAACCGCAATAAAAGCAAAGGAGTTTTCAATAAAATGGGATCAAGGACTTATTCGTGATCACGTTGTTGGTTCATATAATCCAAGTGATATATATAATGCCCGCTTAATGATTGACGGAAGTTTCACAGTAAACTTTAAAGATACTACATATAAAGATTTATACCTTGATGATTCTAGTAAATATATGAGCATAACAATCGCTGGTTCTGTGGATATAGGATCTGGAAACAATCCAACAATAATAATCTTATTAAATAAAGTACAAATAATGGATGAAGGTAATAGTGGTGGTGCAAATGATTTAATTACAGAACCTATAAACTTTAGAGCATTCTTTAATCCAAGTGATAATAAACAGTCGACAGTTACACTTAAAAACCTTACTGCTAGTTACGCTAATGTACCTAGTAATTAATATATGGTAGTAGAACTTTCTGTTGGAAAAATAGAAATAATAGACAGTTTAACATGGGGACAACAAGAACAGCTAAGGAGTGTTATGTATTCTGGTGTAAAACTAAGTGGAATAGAAGAAGATAATAGTAAAATAGATATTGATGGCTCTTTTATGGCAAAAAGCCGATATAAAGCTTTGGAAATAGCTATAAAAAAAATTACTCTTAATGATGGTAAAGAAATCTCCTATTCTCAAGAATGGATGGATAATCTAACAATAGAAGATGGGGACAAACTATTTACTGCCGTTGATTCTGTAACATCTAAAAAAAAATAAAATTGTACCAAGGATTGAAATTGCGCTGGGAGCTAGAAGGTAAAAGACCTTGGAGTAAATATGTAATTATGGAAGCATTGTCCGAAAAGTATGGATGGACACCAGAACAAATACGAAACATGGATAGTCAAGATGTGCTTCAATATTTAATTATTATTTTAGAAAAATACAAAATAGAAAAGATTAAAAACCTTAAAGGCTAAAAATGGACAACAGACAATTACAACTTATATTAAAACTTCAAGACGAAGTTACTGATGAACTAAAAAAAGTTCAAGGTTCTTTTAATCAAACAAAAAAAGAATCCGATAATATGGTTGCTGGAATCAAGACCAAATTAGAATCACTAAAGCCAGTTTTTAGTAAGATGGCTACTTGGGGTACTGCTGCCTTTTTAGGTATAGGTTATGGTATAAAAAGCACTATTGATGCTTTTGCTGAGTCACAGGCTCAACTTGCAAGAGTAGACCAGTCTTTACGAAACTCTATTAAGCAATTTGGTGGTAATTTTGATGAACTTTCTCAAAAAGCTAGGGATTATGGTACACAGCTTCAAAGAATAGGCGGAATAGGGGACGAAGCTGGTGCAGAGGGTTTTGCAAAACTTTTACAAGTTTCTGCTGGGGATGCAACTAAAGCTTCAGAGCTTGCAAATACTGCCGCAGATTTGTCTATAGCAAAACAAATTGACTATATGTCTGCAGTTAAACTTGTTTCTATGGCCATGTCTGGCAATGTAAAACTCTTAAAAGAATATGGTATTGAACTAGATGAAAACGCTACAGCTTCTGATAATCTTGTTAGATTACAACAAGCTGTAGCTGGACAATACGAAGCATCTGGCCAAACCATTGAAGGGCAATCAAAAATAATAAAAGAATCATTTGGTGATCTTAAAGAATCTATCGGACAGAGTTTTTTACCGATATTAAAAGAGGTGATAGAAACAATAAAACCAATCGTACAAAAAATTACAGAATGGATTGAAGAACATCCAGAACTTACAAGGAACATATTACTCGCGACACTTGCTATTTCTGGATTAGTTGCAGGGATCGGATTTTTGGGATTGGTGTTACCGCCTGTTATTGCTGGATTTGCATTATTAGCATCTCCAATAGGAATAGTAACTATGTTAATTGTTGGTATTATTGGAATAATAATACGTTGTGCTAATCAAATAAAATCATTAAAAGGTGACTGGGATTTAGTTTGGCTTGGAATGAAAATCACTATTAAAGAGGTGTGGGAATGGATTAAAGAACACGTATTTGATCCTATGTCTGATAGAATAAATAAAATAATTGACTCTATTAAAAGTATGATAAATTGGATAAAAGATGCTGCTAAAAATGTTGCCAATAGTGGTTTTGGGCAAGCTGTCGGTAGCTTGTTTGGTAGGGCTTCTGGTGGTTCAGTAAACGGAACACAACCATATATTGTTGGAGAAACCGGGCCTGAAATATTTATTCCAAGGTCTAGTGGAACAATAATACCAAATAGTGTGGGCGGCAGTGGTGGTGTAGTTGTAAATGTTTATGGAGATGTTTCTGGTATGGAATTAGTGGATAAAGTACAAGAGGCAATAATGATAAGCCTACGATCTAATATGAAAATATCTATATGATACAAGTAAAAGTAAACAATATAGACATAACAAATCAAATAACTTTTAAAAGTTTGGTTGTGGTGCAGAACATAACAAATGCAGTAGATACTGCATCTTTTAATGTTCAAAAAGCTGGAACAAAAACTTTTATACCTGAATATGGTCAAGAGGTAGAAATATATGATGGCGCGACTAAAATATTTGGCGGAACTGTTTCTATTGTAAAACAAAATCCGATGACGTTACATGAAGGTATTTCTTATAATATTTCATGTGTAGATTGGACTTATAGTATGGATAAATTGTTAGTAGCCAGAATATATGTAAACCAAACAATACACGACATAATAGCTGATTTAATAACAAGCTATGTTCCGAGTTTCACGTATAACAATGTAAGCTCTGATTTTGAAATAGAAAAAATTGTATTTAATCAAATACCGATAAGCACAGCATTGACACGATTAGCATCTATTGTTAATTCAGACTGGTATATCGACGAAAATAAAGATGTTCATTTTTTTTCAAAATATGCAAACACTGCACCTTTTAATTTAACAGATAATAATGGTAATTATATTTACAGTACGCTAAGTAGGAGTGCAGATGGTAGCCAAGTAGCAAATAGAATAAAAGTTCGCGGTGGAGAATATAATGGTGTTTTGTTTACAGACATAATAACAGTAGTGGGGAATGACACTTCGTCTTTTAATTTGCCATATAAGTTCGCAAATTTAACAATAGAACTAGATACTGGTGGAGGCTTTGTTTCACAAAATGTTGGAATAGATTTTGTAAACGACTTTACCACCGATGATGTTCTTTATAATTTCCAATCGCAAATGATACGATTTGAAAATCCATTGTCTGATGGAAATAAAATAAGATTTTCTGGAAATCCAAAAGTACCAGTTTTTGCTGTATCAGAAGACCCTGTTAGCATAGAACAATACGGAAAAATTGAGAAATTAATTAGAGATAATTCTATAGAAAGTAATACCATAGCTAGACGCAGAGCAAATGCAGAACTGTACTCTTACTCAGAACCAGTTATAGATGCAACATTTGCAACAACACTAGCAGGGCTAAGAGCTGGAATGCTTATAAAAGTGCAGAGTGATTTGCAAAATATAAATGATGAACTAATTATTAAAAGCCTACAATTTAGAATGAATGGACATAATAGTTTTATGTACACGGTTGGCTTAATTAGCTCTAAACGATATGATTTTATAACTTTGTTACAAAGTATATTAGAACCTGATCCGCAAGCATCAGATGAACAAGAAACAACCGAAGAAATATATACCGATACACAAATCATAAACATACAAGAAGAAATAGAGTTAGTAACATCTGTAGAAAATGAAGAAGTTATAACTAGCTCAGAAAATTATGTGCTAAATCCGTTCGGAGTAGGAGTAAATGCTACATATGTTCTTGGAGATTATAAACCAATATCACAAACAGACACAAAAAGGAATGGTCGGCTAAATATTTCACTTGTGTTATACTAAATGTTATAATAAAAAACATGAATACCAACGAAAAAGGAAAAGTAATAGGAGAGTATACATCAATTTCTTTAGCGGAATGGGTTAAGAAAGGCAGTAAAATAATCACAAAAATACGAAAAGCGATTAAAGAAGGAAACACTGATGTAATAAAAACACTACAGACACAGGGAATTATTTTAGAAGTAAAAAAAGCTACAAACATAATACCTACTACTGGACGGTCTGTGTTGGCTCGCCTCATTGCGGGAGACACAACATACTCTGGGGAAGTAGACTACGGAGCGCTCGGGTCTTCTTCTTCTCCAGCATTTTCAAATGCAGACACACAACTAGGAACAGAAGTGTATAGAAGTCAAGCCGACAGCCAAGCATTTGATGGTAACATTGCATACATAGACTGGTTTATAGCTACAGGAGATGTTCCAAACCAAACATTTCAAGAGTTTGGTGCTTTCATAGATGGGACTGGAACAGCTAATACTGGTCAAGCGTGGAGTTTATTAAAAACAGGTGGATGGGTAAAATCCGGGTCGATGTTTATATCTGCAAAATATACATTTGTATAAAAAATAAATGACAGTAAAACTTCCAATTTTAGGAAACCAGTGGACAGCAGGAAATATAGTTTTAGATACTGATTTAAACGACACTTTAGATTATGTCCACAGAGGCGGGTTACAACTTGTTGCTGGAGAAAACTTAACAGCACAAAATCCTGCTTATATTTCAATATTAGATCATAAACTATACATAAGTCACGGATATAAAAAAACAGAAGATGTGAATAATAGTTTTACTGTTTCTACTTCTGAAAAGATTGCAAAGTTAAGTAATACCGAGATGTTATTTTTAACTCATTCAGGATCAACATTAAGTGTTACTCTTTATAATAAAAGTACCGAAGCACAAAACACGGCTACAGTAACAACTTCATTTGACACAGATAGTATAAGCACAACATTAACAGGCGCAACAGTTTCACGTATTTCCAACACTGCCTTTGTTGTTTTTTATGTTGTAACCAGTAATTCATCTCTTTATTACAGAACAGGTACAGTATCGGGTGGCACAATCACAATGGGAACAGCTACACAATATACAGGTAACCCTAATGATGTATTTGGAATAGACGCAAACCCAGCAGATACTGATGGAAAAGTGGTACTTGTGTATCAACAAAAATCCTTAAGGAAAAGAACATTATCATATTTAAGTGTTGCATCTAACTCTGTAACAGTAGTATACACAGCAACAGATACACTATCTAGTGGTTCATATACTGTTGAACCAAGATGGTCACAAGCAATGTATACACAAGGTATAGCGTTTGGTATTTTTGGTACAGGGGATGGTAACGCTACTTCTACTATAAGCTATCACACAATTAAAACAGACACAGGAACAACTACAACAACTATACCTATACCGTTGATAAGCATATCAACAGGTGCTGGTGTTGATTGGACTCCAGTATATGCAACAATACCGTATATAGTAGCTCACAGAGGAGCTGTTTATTTTGGATATGTGATAAAAAAAACAGACAGTGGGAATGCTTCAGCACAACAGACAATGACTATTTTCAGACTTAAACCAAGTTCCGCAGAAATCTTCAATCAAGATAAAGTTATTTATATAGGAAATTACAACTTTACAGATAGAGCATTAAATATGATTGGAAACGAGAGTGGAATACTTGTTCAATTTAGGGATTTTAATAAATGGGCATATATTCAAAATGGTAAAATGTTTAGTGTGCCAACAGAAATTATGGCTTATGTAAATTGGGACAACAAACCAATGGGTTCATACTCTAACGCTGAAGATGAAATAGTTGTTAGTCAATTAATAACCAATAAGTTCTCAACGATTAAACTACCAACACCAATACACGGATTTATAAAATCAACCGCCAGTGCTTCAGCAAATGCAATGCTAATGACAAAAGGACAAATGGATGTAACTTCTCTCGTGTCAGACAGGATGTATTATTTAAAAGATGGTTATACAAATACAGGCGAACTTGAACAATTTGGATCAATACCAGTAGGACACACAATTTCAACAAGCAAGCTGTTATTAGATTTAAGTTAAAAAAATGGAAAAATCAGCACCAACATTCGCAACACAAATAGCTATTGTTGTAACAAATATAGAATATATAAAAGAGTCTATTGCAAAAATAGAAAAGCGCATAGATGCAATGGAGCAAAACTATATTAGAACAGATGTTTATACTACTGATAAGCAAGATTTTGAAAAAAGAATAAGAGTGTTAGAAACAGCAACACTAATACAAGGTACAAAATTAGCAATATATGTAGGCATTGCTGTTGGAATAATACAATTTTTAGTAAATAAGTATTTATAATACACTCATGACCGAAGAAACATATACACAACATTTAGGGGATAACTTCTACACTGAAGATGTCAGAACATTACAATATGACGAAGTTGCCAGCACAACAGTTGTTGAACCATTTGACTGGACAATCGGCTACGATGTAGAAAAGGAACTAGGCGCATCTTTGATTGTTAAAGATCAAGCAAATAGTTCTTCTTGCGGCGGGCAAGCATGGGCTACTTATGGGGAGGTTTTGGAAGCCTTGTCCACTAAAACAAAAGAAGAACGAAGTGCGAAGTTTATCTATGCACAAACTGCTGTTGTAGGAGGTGGCTCTGATGGAATATCTAACTCTAAACTTGTAGCAAAAAAAGGATGGGGAACAGAAGCTCTTACACCATCATATCCAGCCACAGAAGAAAATCTAACCAGAAAGGTAGACATTACCCAAGAAGCCTATGAAAACGCTTTAAAAGCTCGTGCGGGGCTTTATACACAAGGTTCTGGGCTTATGGACACACTTGATATAGACGAGTTTGCTAAAGCTGTACAGAAAAATCACGGAGCTATCATAGGCATAGCAGGATATAACAATGGTACTTGGTTATCGTACTATCCTACTCCAGTTACAAAACAACCTTGGGCAAACTACTGGCGACATTGGGTATATGTTGGAAAAGTGGAAATGATAAATGGTAAAAAAGGTTTTTGGATACTTAATTCTTGGGGGGAAAGATGTGGTAAAAATGGATGGCAATGGCTTTCAGAAGACTGGTTTTCAGCAAAGTCAAGCAACGGAATAAGTCTTGTCTGGGCGTCTTTCTTTCTTTCTTATTTACCACAAGAAGATTGGAAACACACATTTTCTTTAACTCTTAAAAGAGGTTCAAGAAATGAAGAAGTTAAAGCACTTCAACATGCTCTATATCTTCAAGGAATGTTTTCAGATAAAGAAGATGGTATCTTCGGTAGGATAACACAATCTTCTGTAAAAGCCTTTCAAAAAAGATACTCACTTGTAGCAGACGGAATAGTTGGAAAAAACACTAATAATAAATTAAACAGCATATTTTCTTAATTTGTTATACACAGAGTTATCCACAGGTATATTTAAATAAAAAGTGTATACTATAAACAACAAAGGCTAGTCCCCTTTTTAGTTAAAAGATATGATTATGAAAAACATATTCAAAATAGTATTACAGGTTATAGTTATAGTGTTGGTTATAGATTTTGCAGGCTTTGTTTGGTGGACAACATCAGGAAAAAAGCCAGTTGATAGTTTTTATGTCGGAGCTATCTCGGCGAATATTATTAAAGGATTTATAAAATAAAAAATATGGATACACTACAAATAGTAAGACATGGAGAGGTTATATTGAAGCAAATAAAAACTCTTCCAGATGGAGCAAAAATAAATAAAGAGAGCAATAAAGAGATAATAGCTCATTCAGAAACAGGACATCACCATATACTAGAAGTTAAAGAGAAAACTGATTTATCTAAAATGAAGTTTTACACTTGGAACGAAGAAACATATATTGAAGTTCCTAGTATTGCAGAATTGTGGCATCAGAAGTCTGGTAAAGATGTACATACCCCGCACACAATAAACCCGGGAATATATAAAGTCCAAATTAAAAAAGAATTTGATTATTATGCTGGGATTATAAGAAAAGTTAGAGATTAAATCATGGCAAATAAAATAGAAAAACTAACTCCTGAACAAGAAGCAATGATGCCAGCATGGCGAGATAAATGGATAGAAATAGGCCTTAAAACAGGGGAATGTGATAAAGAGCGGTTTGAAAGAGGGATACGGGTTGCTTATAAAAAAGCAAATATCCCATTTCCTGAAAAAATCGTCTATGTGAAATCGCCTATGATCGGAGCAATCGCTTCAATTCTTGCAAATGGGATTTATCATAAAAAAATGAATAATCCAACCGCCTCTGCGGTTGATTCTTCGGTTAGTTCTGCGGTTGGTTCTGCGGT